TTAAATGGGATGTAGAGCGATAGGGCTTTCACGGCAAAACACCCACCGTGGGACACATCGTTGAGAGGTGTGGTGGGTTCATACAAGTGTGGTATATTCTACGCATCTGCACTCCGTACCACACGGGATAAAAAGAGGGATATTGCTACCCCTCTGCTCCCCTATGCTATGACAGGGCAAGTCTGTTACCTATAATCTGTGAAAATATGTCGTAGTATGTTCATGGATAAGGTAAATAGAACAAATAACCCTACCATGACCGATATGGCTCTCATGCGTCCTCACTTTTGTCGATGTCGATGTCAAGCCTTTTCTCTACGGCTTTTCCGTCAACGTAGGCTTCGGCACCTGCATATATAGCGGCACTTAAAGCGGTACAAATAGATGCAACAATAGCAAGGGTTTCGTTACCCGAAATGATACCGCCAACTGTTGTACCAAGTGATGCCAATACTGCGGCAACTGTTATCCAAAACTTGCGTGATTTAAGTTTCTCCATTGTCCTTACCTCTTTTCTTTTTGTCTTTGTAGATCATGACAGTATTGATAGTCTCCACACCGAACGCACCGAACACCGCACCAACAAGGGTGTCTGGAATACTTTGATAGATACAAAAAATCACTACCATTACGATAGTGAAGATTAGTAAGACTGCGGTACAGAATATCAATACTTTGTCAATTGTGTTCAGTTTAGGCTTTTTCTTCATGGTTCTCCAAGTCTGTCAACCTATGTTCGGAAACACTCTCACGATTCTGCAAAACGGCTACGTCCTTTTCCAGTATGGCTACACGCTCCATGAAGTTGTTGTGTTTCATAACCTTTTCTTCTAGGTGCGAGAAACGTTCTTCCATGACCGCTTGATACTGTTGTGTCTGCGCTCTTAATTCGGAAAAGTTGTCGGAGTATTCCTTGATATGGTCATTTATCTTGTCCATGCTCCGTTGTGCGTCAACCTTGTCTGCGTCCATTCTGCGTTCTAAACTGTCACGCAACTGCTCTAACTGCCGTTTATGCGTTTCGTCCTGTTCCATTTTGTTTTTCTTGTTCGTGGCTATGAATGTCAGAATAGAGCCTGTCATAGTCACGATTCCAGTTATGAATGAGGGAATGAGTGTTTCCATTGGTCTGTTTTACTCCTGTCTTGTTCCTACTGAATCCTTTTTAAGAACACCGCCTGTGGTATCAACTATGCGGATATCCATATAGTAGTGATTCTTGTCGGGAGTTTCGGGAGTGATGATATCGTTTGAAACATTGGCGAGTTTCGTGAAGTATTTAGCCAACACTTCCTCATAAGGTAACTTCCACTGCTCACGTTTGCCGTACTCATTAACGGCATCGTCTTTCTTTGTCTGTTCGATAGTGTCGATGTAATAAATCATAATTGCTCTCCTTTACTGTATTGATATTGTTACTTTGGTTACTTCTTCAAGCGGTTTGTAGAAATCAATATTTAACGTACTTCCCACTCTATCTGTTCTGTACTCGCTGATATTGTCAGCAAACACACTTAAATTCCCACTAGGTACATTGTCGAAACTGATTTCCGTATCTCCTATGTATGCCGTTTTCGTATCGGTATACGGTGTCAGACTATCCACCTGTGCCGTGGTCTGTTCTCTCTTGCTTACTTCTTCCGTGTTACTTCTTGACATACGCAACACTATTTCTTGCAAGTTCTGTAATTGTGCTTTGATTTTGTTTATTTCGTATTCGTAGTTCATGGATTTTCCTCCAATAGTTTTTCTAGCATCAATATCTCGTCTACCACAACACGGAGAAATGTGCGTATTATTATGTTCATGTGTTCTCCTTATCCATACCGAAATACTGTTTCAGAAATTGTTTCTGCTTTTCCATTTCTTCTTCAATAGGGCAAGTGTCTTTCTTGTCACACTCGCCCTTGAATATGCACTTGTGTTCTTCGTATAAGTAGTCACACATTTATTCGTACCAAAGCCTTTAAAACTAGGAACTAGTCAGACTTGTTCCATACAAAACTCGGCTTGATAGTTTTTGATATAGGTTTATTCGTACCAAAGGGCATATATATTTCCAGCTCTGCCTGTTGATACATAACAAGCAAAATATGATGAAGAAAGAGAAATATCCAATTTCTGAATTGTGTTTGCTACTGTTTGTTCTTTTGCAATTATTGAACTTGTTATGTCTTTGCTACTTGTTGTCCTATATAATAAGCCTTCACTATAAGCCATAGCGGTCGATTCACCTATTACATGAGCATTAGTACCGCTTATAGTTGCTCTAGTTCCGACACCTACCGCATTACTACTTGAACTACTAATAGAAATATTATTTGTGTTATAAGTAGGCGAGGTATAGGTAACACCACTCCACCCATTACCACTTGACAATTCTTCAAGATTTCCACTCCGATATCCCCACCAATACAAACTGTTATCGGGTCTTAACACCACCTCAACAGTATTCGGAGTTATGCGTATCTGTTTTGTATAATCACTAGACAGACTATCGGGATTCTTTGCTATGGTACTTCCAAAGGTGTATGTTCCCGTATCAAGTGTACTAGGGTCTGATATAGGTACTTGTGTTGCTGCGTCAAGATAGTAGGCAATCTCGTTGTTTGTGCCGTGGATTTTCTCACCGCTTGATTTGCAATAAAACTGAACATTCCAACCATTACCAGCGTTTATACCCCCCGAATAACTTGTAGTGATTGTCATACACACATACGGATATGAAATACTATCATCACATATCACGTAATAAGGTGTATTTACTGTCGCTATAACTGTTTCGCTACTGATATCTACCCATGTATTGTTATCATTTGAGCCTTGAATTGTTACACCATAGTTATAGGATGAGCCACTTGTTCCATTCTGAACAATTCTTGCACCTTTTATCTTTTGTGCGGATGTAAAATTATATATAACTCTTGCATTATTAGCGGTATCAGCCGTTGCGGGCAACCAACCATTTGTATCTACTCCGTCAAAAGCCTTGTATGCCTCATAGCCTGTCGAATAATATGTACTCGCACTTGCCTCTCCGCTCGGAGTAGTATTGCTTGTCATAACAGGCACAAGTCCACGCCCACTAAATACATAATCAGCATAACTACTACTACCTATCGCACTCGCCCACGTTGCATTACCCAAAAGTGCATCACAACATACATTGTACTGTCCTATCATGGTCATAGCATATTGGTCTGCACATAACGTACTCGCCCATGTGGTTGACCTTGCCATATACTTACAAGCATTACTATCCCCTAAAAGTGCATTGAATGTGATGCTATCTGATAAGATATCCGACAATGCCGTGTACGATACCTTATCGAATATCCCTGCACAATTAAGCCACTTCTGTATATCGTCCGTGGGTGTGACAGTATCTCCGTCTGGTATCATTTGCAACTGTGCTGAAACTGCTATTGACAGACTTGTAATCGTTGCCGTTACTTGATACGGTGTTCCGCTATATGTACTGCTTATTATCCATTCCCCCGTACTAGGCGGATAGAAAGCCATTGTGTTACCGCTTATCGGTGCGGTCTTGCTTATTGTTGTGCCACTTGACGAACACGTTACTGTTAAACCACGGAAAGCGTTGTCATAGGTAAGGTTGATAGTTCCGAACGCAAAATTGACCGATTCTGTCTGACCATCTGTCGTGATCGGAACACTTACGGACTTCGGCTGACCATCTAACGTGCATACAACACTATATGTCCCCGCAGCTCCCACCGTGAACGTGTACGGACTAGTTGATGCCGTAACACCGTCACAAGTACAAGTTGCTCCCTTATCTGCCGGGAATGTTGCGGTTATGGTTGCGCTAAAGAACGATACTGTCTGCGTATAGTTTCCGAAATATGGGATCTCAAGTGTCCTGGTTGCCGTGCTCTGTCCGTCTGTCGCGGTTATGGTTACGGTCCCTGTCAGGGTAACTCCCTCGAACGTAGCCACACCCGAATTGCTGAATGTGGCCGTGTACGAATCTCCGCCCTGTGACAGAGTACAAGTCGTACCGATCAGACTAGCCTCTGCCGTGCTGACTACCACTTTCGAGCCACCACCCGCGCTCGGATCGTCATTTATCCATTTTGAACCGTCATAAGTAAGAACCTGTCCGTTTGTCGGACTTGTGATGTCGGTATCTGTTAACCCCGCGAGTGATGCCGATGTATGTTGTGCCCAATACTTTGAGTTATTGTTGTAAGCCGGATCTGTACTCGGAACAGGAACTCCGCCACGTTCTCCGACCGCCCATGCCTCTGCATCTTCCGCACTATCTTCCGCGCCATCTTCCGCGTTTTCGGCTGCGGTCTTTGCGCTCTGGCAATCCGCTAAATAGTTCGGCTGCAATTTCGTTCCTGTGATGGAACCGTCAACGATATCTGCGGTAACTGTCTTATTTCCACTTGCATCTGTGGTAACTGTGAAATCAATAACACTCGAATCCGTGAACGTGTATGTCTTGATGAGTGATCCGACATCGGCCGTGTATGTTGTACCATCGTCCGTGGTCATTGTAATAACACCTTGAGGACTCATTGAGAATGATACCGGGATCTTCTCGATGTTTAAATCGACAGTTTTGGTTGTACCATTCTGCCATGTGAACACGAATACACCTGTCTCATCGTCATAGTTGATTTCCTTGACCGATAACAGTAAGTCACTCTGATTTGCCTTTGTGATGTCCCATGTTGCGAATGTCTGGTCAAACTCATAAGCTGCATAGTCTAACTTATTCAGATTAGTCGCATTTATCGGACTTGCTATGCTCGGCTCGTTCTCCCAATTTATTCTGCTTGGATATACGTTTGTGTATGACATATTGCCTCCTAGTTATATAATTCGTAACCGAAATCCTTGATAGCCTCGTTGTATTCGTCTCCCTCGGACTCGAACGTATCTATCAATAACTGTATTCCCTTCATGGTCCGTCTAAAGATAAAGGTCTCAAAACCGCCCATGTATGTGAGCACTCCAACTCTGTCTCCGCATTCTATCCAAGGCATTCCGAGTGCCTGTGTGATGTTCGGAACGTACCCCATGTTGGAAATGTTTAACCACATATTTTCCAATAGTCCGCTGACATACGGCATTGAGCCATACTCATATTTAAGGTCCTTGTTGCAATAGAACACGTTATCATCTATCAGATAAGTATTAAGGGAATCACTACCTTTGTATTCCCACTCACATATTGATTTAGCCTCATTACTGTCCGTATCTCTGACTATCTGAATGCGGCCGTAGTCTAATACTTGATAATTGTCTTGCAATACAGACATATACCGACCATTCGGAAGTAGACTATCTGTCCCCGATCTCGGATAGAGGTTGTCTGCCGGATAAAGGTCATTTCGTGGATATAGACCGCCTTTAGTGCAATAGACGAACTCGGGTTTGCCTGTCTCTCTATTGAGCCTAAAAAAGCACCCGCAAACCTCTAGAAGTGAATGTATGACATCCCTACCTGTCATGGATGAGTTTGCATCGAATATAACTGCTGACTCGTTGGCCTCTGATGTGTACTGATAATAGAATAATCTGTAATATCCATTTACGAGCTGCGGAGCCGATGCAACCTCATAGATTGACACGCTATCTATGAATCTACTATAAGGAGTACCGTTCTCGTCTGCGTCATATGCCGGAACATATACCTTAATATAGGATGTTTCGGGATATACCATGAAATAATCGCGTCTGTTAACAACTATTCCATCTATCAGCGAGTTATCTGATTTGTAAAACTCAACTAACACTCCGCCATTTGTGGCAATTCCGCGTCTCAAAGGATCAAACTTTGTCGTATAGTCTGACGGGACAATTCCCTCTGCCTCCTGGTCTGAACATCCGTTAACGTTCACGGCATCGACCATATACATGAGAGAAGTATCAACATCATTGATGGTAAACTCGGCATATTGCATCCGACCAACTCCGGGATCTGTGTCCCAGATCAGCCACTTATTGACCATATGACTAGGTTTGATATCATTCCAATAGTCGTATGTTCCCAGAAGTGTCTCGGTGTAGTTGCTCCTGTCCTCTAACCCCAACTGTTGCATGATATTGAAGTATGTCGAAAATATCTGTCTGGCATACTGAACATCATATCTGCCCTGTTTGTCACTTGTGTTCATGCCGAACATATACGTTGTGTACCAGTTGAACGCATTCTGTTCGAGTTTCACGATATTGTCGTATGCCGTAACCTGTTGCTTAACCAAATTCTGCTGATGGTCAAGTTTAAGGTCCGTAACGTGGAACACACCCAAAGGAACGGGATCTGAATAGCATTCTGCAAGATGCTCGTCTATGGTACCGTAGTACACATAGCAAACACTCGGATCATAGTCGGGATAATGCGTGTAAGTCGGATCGTCATACATATAGACCATGAACTCTTTCAAGTCTGCATCTATCTGGAATGAATCTCCGTTCGTCAACTCGTCTCCGTTCTGGTCAAACCATATAAAGTACGGTCTTTTTACTTGCACTATCTTTCCGTGGTCTGCTGAATCATATAACGACTCCACCGAGTAGAACTTAAAATCTGATGCTTCTGTATAGGGATGCTTTGTACTTCCATTTCTGTTCTGCTCTGTCCCATCTGCGTATACATATCGAATGCCTACCTTAAAGGAATAAGGAGCCGTGCCGGATAACGATGTCAAGGAGTTTATCTTTAACTTATACCCGGCCATTACCCTCGGAGCCTGTGAAAAATAATGGTCGTATTGGGATATATCCGTATAAAAAAGATAATGACTTGTCCAATACCAACTGCCATTAACGGTCTTATTATCATGGAATGTCTGACCGATCGGGACTATATGTGCCGGATCATACCACCAATTTATATCCATTAAATCTTCGTATGATGGAACACCTTGTACCCTTATACTCGGTCTGATCGTCCTATCCTTTAAGTCATAGTTATAATTGACCGTAGTAAACTCACAATGAGCACTCTCACATAAACCAAACTTGATATTGTCTTGCGAGCACAACGATTCCGTCATGCTGAAAGACTCGAAATCAAGGTTATCATTCGTGATGTCGGGAACGGGAAGATATCTTGTTATATCCACACCCTTTGAGTACAGACTTGAGAATGTAGTCGGAAGTTCTGCTGCCGTATCTGCAAGTTCTATCTGGTAGTGCTCTCGTTCAACGTGTCCGACAAACTGTGTCTGTGTTGTGTTGTGTAGCTCTAATCGGATGAACTTCGTTATTGGATCTGTGTCGTTTAGTGTATCGTATGCGTAGAAATCCGCTTTTTTGAATGTCGAATAGTCTGCCGTGTTGATAGTAGTCTCTAAATAATCATAGTTCCCGCTCTGCCTTTGAACGGTACAACGCAAATTAAGAGTACCAGGATCGCTTGTTATGTTCGTTAACAACAACGACATTGATGCTCTGACCACGTTACCCAGGTAAAGCCATTGAGTATCAACAAAGCCGTCAAGTGGTAAAAGTGTATCGAATCCGTCCGCGTTTATGACAGAATCGTACCCATACCAATACTCATTCCCGGTATAGTAGTTAAAGTCAGATATCGTCTTTGAGTCAGGACTATCAACCTTAATGACTAACTGTTTCTTTGTAGAATCTTGTAGAAAGAGGTTTTTTACCTCGTCTGGTATGTTAAGCATTACTGTTCCCTTATCGTAACTGCGAGTTGTGCTATATAGTCTGCTCTGTCTGCTCCACGATATCTTGACGGAGTATAATCAACAAAAGCATTGATGGTCACTTCTGATGCCGTGTTGTTGTCGTACACCGTCACAGGGCAAGTCAGATCGGGTTGTTTTACAAGTGCCATGTTGTCTTGGAAGTCGTTGAATTCCTTCATGGTAAAGAAATATAGTTCCAAAGTACCGTATACCCTTGTTCTATAACTCGACCTGTGCTCATGTCCGTTTGCGTCCGTCCATGTCTGATACTCCGGATAGGAGCCTACTACATAATCACTTGCGATAACATTGTCGGTATAGTCTACATTGCCGACCTTAAACATTATATTTGCCATGTGTACTCCTTATGCCGGACTCATAAACGGCGATGCACCTGTTGACTTGATAAACTGATTCGTCTGTTTGCGGACCTGTCTGAATAAGCCTTGAGCATCCCCTTCGAGTGATACATTAACGTTCATTTCTCTGTTTGCGAGAGCGAGCAGAGCTGATGCGATACTGTCTGATGTAGCATCGTTGTTTGATATGCTTCCGCTACTCATGCTGACATTTGATGTGGCAAGGGATTCGATATTCGGAGTGATAACTGATTCCTTAACCATATCGTCTATTGTGTTGAACAGATCATCCTCGTTTGCCTCGATACCGACTGCGATACCTTCGGGAATCCATTGACCGACTTCGTTTGCAAACAATTTTGAAGGCGATCCGATCTGGAAGAAGCTCTTAACTGAATTAACGAGATTCTGTCCGAGACTTGTAACGTTATCAACCAAACTCTGCCAAACACTCTTAATACCGCTCCAAATACCATTAACGATATTGGCTCCAACATTCGCCATCTGTGAAACTCCGTTGATAAATCCGTTATATATAGCCGTAATTATCTGCGGAATAGACCTTAACAGAGTCGGAATGCTATTTATCAAGCCTCTTGCGAGTGATGTGATTAACTGAACTGATGCCTCAAGCAGTTTCGGTGCGTTCTGGATGAGCGCCGTTACTATCTTCTGTACGATTTCTGGTAAGCGCTGAATAAGTCTCGGCATTGCATTTATGAGACCATCTGCGAGTCCTACTATTATTGCTATTGATGCGTCAATTAAAAGGTCTATGTTATCTATAAGACCATCAACTATTGCCAGAACTGTATCAACTACTGCCGGAATAAGTGTCGGCAGGTTGTCTCCGATACTTTTTGCAATGGTTAAAAGCATTTCTAAGCCTACTTGGAGCAATGTCGGCAGGTTATCAATAACCGCCTGTACTAATTCCATTATGATAGGAAGTCCGGCATCTAACAGAACGGGTAAATTGTCAATTATCGCCTGGGCGAATCCCATAAGTATTGAGCTTGCGATCTCGAACATTCTCGGAGCAAGTTCCGCCAACTGATCCACAAAAGCATTGATACCCTCGTTGACCGCTGCCAAACCTGTGTCGGAGTTTCCGGATATGATTTCGGTCAAACCTGTCATTATCTCGGTTATGCCAGGTAAAAACTCGGCCATCATGCCGTTTTTAAGACCGCTCAACCCTCTTTGCATCGTGTCGAGTGCATCGTTAAAGTCTGCTGAAGCCTTAACCGCATCATCGGACATAATCATGCCGTATTTCTCGGTTGCTTCCATGAGTGCTTGCGTATCTTCTACACTCTGGTTAAATAACGGAATTAAGTTCTGACCACTCTTACCGAATAAGTCATTGGCAAGTGCAGCTCTCTCTGTCGTGTCAGCCATCTTCTGAAAGCCTGTGATGGTTGCACCAAACAGATCCTCTCTCGACATGGTATTGATATCATCAAGTGATATGCCGAGTTGGGCGAACATTTCCTGTGCATCTGCGGAGCCGTTCTTCGCATCGTCTAACTTATTCGTCAAAGTCTTAAGTCCGGTCTGCATAGAGTTGATATCTGTTCCAGACTGGCCTAAGACATAATCCCACTTCTGAAAACCTTCGTATGATAAGCCGAGTTTCTGAGACATTTTGTCGATATTATCGCCATAGTCCGCAACTTCTCCGGCTGCATCCATAAAGGCATCTGCTGACTTGATAGCCGTTGCCGTAAGCGCTGCCGTGGCTGCACCTGCGACCGCCATTCCTTTACCGAGTCCACTTGCAAACTTGCTGCCCGCTTTGTTTCCGGCATCACTGACTGACGGCGATGAAGCTGCGTTCGTCAACTGTTTCGTTATTTCCTGTTGTGCACCTTCCATTGTCGGAACAATAGTCACGACCGCTCTTGCTACTTCATTGTCTGCCATTCTTGTTATTCCTCTTGTTTGCGAACATTTCTCTCAGATCAGAGACAGGCACCGCATCTTTTCCGTAATGCGAGCCATCGTCTGTATCTTGTCCGTATGGTCTCGGGTATTTCTGTGGTTGTTTTGTATGTTGATGTGAGCCGATAGCAACTATATTCGCGTTGATAAGCGCTAAAATATCGAAAATATCGGCTAGAATTGTATTCGTCTTGAATGTTGTATTCCAATTGTATAACTCGGGATTTAATTCCTTTGATACTGCGGAATCCAAACCTAGATTTGAAACAAAAGAAAGTAGAGCGCCCCATGATAGTGAGCGCCCTACATCCTTAAGTTCATATCCGTATTGTAATAAGTCTGCTTCCAATGCCTTACCGTGTTCTTTTGCGAATTCGGCAAGGCTTAAGATTCCCCCGGTGTAATACCTGTGGCCTCATTGGTTGCCTCTGTCCAAGCCGTGAAGATCTGCATCAAAGCTCCGACTGTCAGAGTTGCGTATATATCCTCCGGAATGTGCTTCTTAAGGAAATTATACATAAACTCTGTCTTGTCGTTGCCTTTTGCCTTACTTAACTTGATTACTTCGTCAACCGGAAGCGCACTCCCTAAAGGAATGCTAAAAGACTTATCGCCGAGGTTTACCTTGAGTACCTCGTTAGGTGCCTTGATTGTGATTTCTTTCATGTCTTATCCTTCTTCTGATATGAATCTTACTGAATCGTTAAGAACTGTGATCGTGGGTTTCCAGATAATAGCATTCTCAGGAGCAAATGTTATTGACTCAACTGCTGAGATCTGTCCGTCTGTCATTCCGATAGCCATTGTATCGTCCCCGTCCTTCATAACGAACAGGAATGCTTCAGCTTCGGGAAGTTCGCCTGCTGACAGGTTGCAAGTGATAGTCTTGCCGTGTGATCCTGCTGCGGGAGTAACTGTTACGTTGTTTGCTCCAAGAACTACCTTCAGAGTATCTTCTGTGGTATCTATAACAGGTACCTGTACTGTCTCGGTGTGCTCTGTCATGATCGTTCTCTTTGCTGAGTTGGCCCATGTGTATATATTCTGGACTGTCTTATCTGTGTTAACTGTAAGACCTTCCTTTGCAACATCGCCGACAAGTCTCCATACAGAAACGAAATAAACGATGTCAACCTTTTCTCCACCGGAAAGAGCCGTGCCAGAGTAAGTAACTGTTGTTCCGCTAACTGAATAATCATCTGCGTCTACCTCAACTCCGTCAATGGTCATTGACTTTATTGCGTTAGCTGCTTCCTCAAGTGTGAATGTTGCCTGACTTGCCGTTGCCGTGAATTTATCCGTATTTGTTCCATCGCCGTTACCACCTACATACTCTGTCGGATATGTCGGAAGTGCGGTGCCGGCAGGAGCATGGAAGAACATTCCGCTTGCAAGTCCAATACCTAACTTAACTTCATTCATTGTTTATACCTCCGTTGTTTCCTTATGTGCGTACACTCTTAATCGTGCAGTACACATCGCTAATTCTTGTCTCACGGGATCTCTGCCCCATGACATAAAAGCATTTTCTTGTACATATCTCAAGGCCGTTGACTGGCTCTCCGCTATGGCTTCAATGATTCCGACTGCGTTTCTTAAGTTCGTTAACGCGGTCTCCTCATCCTCTGCCCTAGAATCGACTGTTACATCGAATGCGCTTATTGTATTCGCCTCCGAGCCACCTACCGCCGTAATAAGTATGGATGGCACGGTAAAGCCATCGGGAAGTGGTCTGACATATGTTGTCATATATTCCGATAGAGCCGATCTGATCGCCTCTTCTATGTCTATGTGTCTTTTAATCTTCATCCCGATACCGCCCTTGATAGTGATTTGTTTTCGGCTTCGTCTGCCATAGCCTTATAATCTAAAGCTCTGACAAAACCTACCCATCTACCGCCGTTGCCGTAGTTTGACATTCTGGGAGACATTACGACATCGCCCTCGTACCCTTCAGAGGTTGCATCTGTAAGATTTGCGTTTGCGTTATTGGCGATCTTCTGCGTTGCATCTTCTACAACACCCCGAACACCATCGCTTGTGAGTATGTCTCTGAATCCCTCTGAATTGAACGTGATGTCAATGCCCGTTATCATCCCGAATACCTCGTTGCATTGAGCATGATATGTGTTGTTCTTCCGGTCGGCGATGTCCATGCTCTAGGCTCGCCGTTTATCTCGTATGTCTCGCCCTCAAATACGATATGATCTCCTGCGAGAATATCCGTTCCAGGTGGAACATATACCGTAAGACCGTCTGTTATGCCTAAAACGCGACCATCTTCGTTTAGTGAAGTGGCAGCAGGCTGAACAGAACACCCGCCAACATCCGTTTGCTTAATCGGGTTCTCCCAGTCCGGAATAGCTGAGCCCCTGGATGTCTTTGTCCCCGGTCTTATTACTGTTATTGTCTGACTACACCATGATGGAAGCATTTAGAACACCCCCTCAAGTCTATAAGGTGCCAGAAGTCCGGCATTGTTACCCATAATCGAGTTGAATGAGCCGTTCGTCCATGCTGAGTTATATGTGATAGACACTCCGCCTGCCGCTTCGGATGTAACTCCGTAAGACCTTGCAAGACCGAATGTGACCATCTGCGAACAGAGCTCCTTGATGGCGCTATCATCAAAGATGCCTGATGTGAACTCAACCTCAACTATGTCTCTTCTATCACTCACGCAAACATCGTAAACTGTCAGCATTCCGTTCGTCTGATAGGTATAATCTGTTGTCTCTTCGTCCCCGATCTTGACCGATGTGATACCGGATAATGACCTTGTGGGTAACTGAATCAGCAAATCCCTTCCGCTACGAACGATTCCTCTGTTGGTTATGGTCCATGAGATTTTGCAAGCCAATGATCCGCTAAGATGCCAACCACAATGATTACGCAAAGCCAAAGAAGCCGCCGCGATACCAGATGGAATACGAACATCGCCCGCATATCTTCCCGCCGTAAATGTATTAAATTCATCAACTGTGATGATATCTGCCAATGACTGGGCATCGGTCAGTTCATATCCCCAATTAGTAACGTAGCTCATTCTGCTTTTGCCCTCTTTGTCTTTTTAGGAGTAACTGCTTTGTTCTTTGTTTCTTTAACGGCCTTTGTCTCGGCAGGCTTTTCGGTCTTTTCCTCGACCTTTTCAACCTTCTTGACAGGCTTTAAGGGTATTGCACCTTCCGGAGCAACTTCAAACTGTCTTTTTGAGCCATCCGGCATAATGTATATCTGCATATAGACCTCCATCAAAGTGAGAGGAGCGGATATCTCACCGCCCCTCGTGATTATGCTGATTATTGTTCAACTTTGCAAACACCGTTGAGATCAACAACTGCGGTTGCAAGTCTCTCTTCAGCCAGAAGAGTAACTCTGTTATAGATAGCATCGTCCTCGTTCTGCTCATAGAGCTTAACATCAACACCGCCTTTTCTCCAAACCTTAACGGCCTCGCGAGCTGCTACAAGAGCCTTGCCCTGTGTGATGTCGGCCGAAAGGAATACAGGAACACCCCACATAGAAGCGGGTACACTATATGCTCCGTTTCCGTATGCACCTGTGAAGTAACCTCCACCGATGTACTGCTTGTTGGCATCCTTATCTGTAAGGAATTTGATGTAATCAGCAGGGTTAAGGATCACAACTGATGCGTCATATGCGCTCTTGGACTTAATAGCCATGATAGCCGCAAGGATTGCGTCTGCAAATACAACGTTTGTTCCGTCATATGTCTCTGCCTGGATTCCGCTTGTACCAGCAACTGCTCCGATAACTGCTGAATCCTCAACAACACCCAAATGATACAGAAGAGAGTTCTGTACTTCTGATGCAAGGAAAGGAGCATCGTTAACGATCTCGTCTGTTTCCTTGATGAATGCTGCGATCTTTGAAAGAGCCAGAGTAGTAGGATCAAATGATGTGCTATTCTGAGGCTTCTTAGCGCCCTGTGCGGTTACTGCGGGAACACCTTCATATGCCCCCTGTAAGAAGTATGTAATTGCATTTCCGCTGATAGTTGCATTTGAGAACAGAGAAGCTGCGCTTACTCTTCTAGGCTGAGGAGCAACTGATCTGTCGATATCTGCAAGCTGAGGAGCCGTAACAACGTCTGTTGCAGCCTTAATGTGTGCTCCTACTGACCAACCCTTAACGCTCTTGTCTACTTCTGATGCGTTTTTTACAAAAAGTTCCATTTCGTTCATTTTCACTTCCTCCATGTGTGAATCTTCGCCAACCATATCAAGTATGGATGCTTTTTCTTCTTCGGCCTTAATCTCGGCCTCAAGTGTTTCGATTGCCGACTTAAGTTCAGCGCCCTGTGCGATAGCTTCCTCGTTATCTGCTTCGATATCGGGTACAAGAGCCTCAAGAGCTGACTTCTTTTCGGTCAATTCTTCAAACTTTGTCATAAGTTCATTCCTCCGTTTTGTTGGATTTTATATACTCAAGCAACATTTCCTTAAGTGGATTGCTTTCCTTCTGTTCCTCTGATGCCTCATTGACTTCGGGATTGTCCTCTCCATCTTCCTGATCTGCTACTTCCTCAAACTCTCCAAGAACACCCTGTAAGAGTTTTATGGCTTCTTTTATCGCATCTGCATCCTTTGCAGAGTTGCGTCTGCCTGCCTTGACTTCAACCTCTGCGTCCTTAACCTCGATGTCTGATTCGCTCTTGATCTCGGTCACAACTGCGGTCTGGTTAGCAGGTACCGGAACGAGTGATACTTCAAACAGGTCAAGTTTTGTGAGCTTCTGAAGTATTCCGGCCTTCTTTTCTTCTTCCGTAGGCGCTTCTGACTCGAGAATGTTGTATGCAAAACTGAACTGCCAAACAATGCCTTCCTTTACAAGCTCGCGCTTTTCCTGTGCGAGTGCTGAACTAAGGAAAGAGGCTTTAATTCTCAGACCAAAATCATCCTCTTCGATTTCTTTTACTGCGCCGATGATCTGATCCAGGTCGTGATTAAAGCAAAGCGGGAACGGATGCCCTGTCTGTGCTTTCTTCTCAAGTGTCTCTGTAAATGCACCCTTGATAACGATATCGCCATATGAATCCGGCTCTGTTGTCCATGTAGAGGCATAACCTTCTACTTCGCCGTTATCTGATACGGACTTAAGTTCAAATGATTTGTATAATTTTTCCATGTTATCTCCTTCTGAATATGATCTCGACTGAGCAATTACATCCGCAAGTACCATCGGGACCGAGTATGTCATCCCCGGGCCAATCGGCACCGTTTGAGAATGGCTCATCAATCGGAACTGTCTCGCCATCCATTACGGCATGATCCTCTCTAGGGTTATCCCCTGTTCTCCATACCTTAAGGACTTCCGCGTTCTGTCCCTGTTCCTTTGCCTGGTTACAAGCCTCGCCAACCGCCCAAAGTGCGACTGTTTTTGCTATGTTCTCGCCAAGTAGGTCCGCATCGTTGCCCTCGCGCTTTTCAAACGTGTGTTTGATTTCCTCTTCGGGATCTTCCGATTCGAGCGCTTCGTCAAGGTCTCTCTTTGTTTTTACATTTATCGCTTTAGAACGGCCCTCAGTTAGTGCTTTGAGATAGTTCTGAGTGATCTCTGTATTGAACTCCGTACCGAGTTTCTTTGCAGTACGTTGTCCGTGTACGGCGGATATCTCATCAATGACCGGAAGCATATCTTCTGTCAGTTCTGCGTTCCATCTGTCCTCGTTCCACCATTCTCCGCCTGCTCCGATCTTCGCTGATAGGCTCTTCGCCTGTCTCTTAACGAATTTTCGTATAGTCTCAGCAACTGCTTCGTTCTCTTTTTCTGTCGAACGTGCATCCATCCGAGTATCAGATGCCTTAACGTGTGCATATTGCATCCGTTTCGGCTCTTCGGAAGTGTTTTCCTCTACTACCGGATTGTCTATGCCATTGTTCACATTCATGGGAACGATTAACTCATCGCCACCCTCAATAGGCGGAAGATCTGAGTCTGCTCTGGCTTCGTTTCGTGTCATATAAGGACCGCCGACCGCACTCTGCAAAATACTTGCGCGTTCCTCGAATGAGCCTTTGAGTTTTTCGCCCAGGTCGAACACTACATATGTGTCCGGATCTGCACCGACCATCGGTAACAGGAACGAATTTATCCTCTGTTGGAGCATCTGTATCGTAGGACCTAAGCAGTCTGCGTATAATGCTCTCGCGTTATCCTTTGCAGATGCGTATGTCTGCGTTGATGTATGCCATATAAGTGAAGGGTTAACGTGATAGGCAGCAGCCACATCCTCACGCGATAACTGCTTTGTTTCCGCGTATTGTGCCTGTTCTGCGTTGAATTGGTACGGCTTAATCTCCATACCATCTTCCAGAAGTGGCATTTTACCTGCTGAGCCTCCGTCTGAGCCCCAACCTGTGCGGAATGCTTCAACCCATCTCTTTTTGGTCTCATCATCCCACGGAGCAACATCCTTCGGCCGTGTTATATATGCGTTAAATCGTCCGCTAGAGCGCCATATTTGCGTTCTAAACTTGTCAGCCTGTATTTGTTCCATTAAGGTGTTTTTAAGAGCTGAAACAGGGCTCTGATAACTCCCAGGCTCGCCCGGAGAATACATTCTGAACTGTATGAAGTCCTCTTTCGGTACTTTGACCGCCGGAGCACCACCGCGAGCCGATACTGTTATACTTTCCAATGCGTAAGCGCTCTCTGCTTCGCTATTTGTGATCCAGTCTCTCGGTAAAAGCCTTAACTGATGTCCTGACTTGCTATATGGATCGGGCAAGTGCCAAAGAATAGCAGTTCCGTACAGATAGTATTCGATCATAACCGAATTCCAGAGCTCGTATGATGTCTGATCCGAATTCGGGAGCCATAAAAGTCTTGCTGCAACTGAATCTCTGTCGCGTTCGCGCTTTGTCTCATCATCGCGCTTGTAAACCTTGATAGGTAACTGCGCTATCGAATCTGCAAGGAAACTAACTACCGCGTGTAAATTTGCCTGTGTAGCATACAATTCCTTCGGAGTCATACCCTCAACATAGGGATAGGCTTCTGGTGTAAGCTCGATGCGATACGATAAAGACGGATCGCTTAACAGATTCTTAAGTATTCTTTGCATTATTGCCATTTCTTCTTACCCTCACACAAATGCAAGGGATGATCCACTCGCATATGCCGATTGATATAACTTTTTACTTTCCTTATCCGTTCTTGTGGCACCGCAAAAAGCCATAATGCACGAATAAAGAGGAGCAATATCATCCGGACTCTTGATTCTGTCTGGAAGTTCAACTCCTCCGCCTAAATTTCGCATTTGCATCGTCTTTGCAGGTGCATCAAGTACAGGTTGTGGCAAATGATAGATTTTCGTGCCACCTCTATGTTCTAAGGGAGCAGATATCGCTATCGCATCCCAAAAACGGCCCCATCCGTTGGTAAGTGTCGGTCCCGATATCGCAATTCTGTTGATATTCGGAATCGTGCAAAGTTGTTCGGCTAGTCCACTGACCGGAGCACCGCGTTCTTGGAAACATAAGTTCATAGGACCGCGCATCGCTCTCGATCTAAACCATTCCTCCACCCAATCGCAACCGACTCGCCTTGCCACTACCTCGATATGAAAGTTACCATCATCACGGAGTCCACATACCCCGATAGATACCCATCTTCTGTCTGAGGACAGGTCTATACCGAAATACAACTCCGATTCCGGTGCGATGGTTGATGTCTCGTCTTGACATCCTTCCCATGCACCATCTGGAAACGGTGCCGGGAGTATTGTCTCGACTTGCTGACACATACACTCTGATCGGAATTTTGCCTCCGGGAATGTATTTCTATTAGACATCAATGCTCGCATAGTCAAGCGCCCATATCCTAAAGCCGGATTTGCCTGTGCCAGAGCATCTTCATCGTTCGTATTCGCTCCATCGGGAGCTGACCATTCAAATAAACCTAGCGAGGTTGCATCTACATCCCCACCAAAATCTTGTGATGCCGTGCCGTTTATAACTGATAGTGCTTGACTACGGAGCTGCCTTAACACAACTGAGTCGGGATCTCCTGCGTTACTGAAACAGAATATGATTCCGTTCGGTTTCGCGTTTGTGGATGCGGCTGCTGCCGACCATGTTTCCCAGTCTCGATGTTCTCTTATCTCATCGAGCATAACCAGGTCGTTTGAATCTCCACGGCCTGCCCTTCTTGTAGGAGCTCCGACTTTGTACTGTCTGTTGTCGGTCAGTATTAAGCGCTTATTTCCGTTACCGCGTGACACCCGATCTATGTCTTGTGCCAACTCCGGTATATCTTCCTGATCTCGGATAACTGCTTCCCATACTTCCTCGGCCTTGTCTGCTGAAAGTGATGTTCCGAATACCGACTCGACTCCCAATATATTTAAAAAAAACGATGCTATCACTTCGGATAGTACCGTCTTTCCATTCTGCCTTGATATTAAAAATAAAACTGTTCTATATCTGAATCGCCATTCACTATCAAGACTACCTGTTATCTCAAGCGAATGTATCAATGCGAATTTCTGCCAGGGATATAATTCCTTCCGGAGTATCTTCTCGGAATACTCAACGGCTGCATACCCGAGTGATGTCTCTTCCGTTAGATCCCGGAGTGGCTTCGTATATATCCGCGCCTCTGTTACACCCTTTTCCATTTAATCACCGCCTTTTGTGATCGCCTTGAAAGTATGGCTCAGCAGGCGGCAAGGCATCCGCTTTTCGTGTAGCTATTCACTATCCGAGCCATAATTTTTTATTTCGCTATCTTAAACTTCGACTTGAACGAATTCAAACTTACGAGCTCGGTGTCTGCGCCATCTGTCATGTTCTCCAATGCCGTCAAGGTCTTTGTATAACTCGCAAGCAGTTTTTCATAAGCGGGAAAAAACGGATTTTCTCTGACTCCCTTCTGACCACCGCCGTTGTCGTACTCCACGATCAATGACTCATCCGGAAGTTTTGCCCCTTCCTCGACTAATTTATCTGCTACGAGCTTTAACTGTTCAATTAAAACTTTTTTGTCCTCTGCCTTCATACTACCCACCTTGTCGGACCTGGAGACGGAAATTAC